AGCTCTTGCCATCGATAAGGTGTCGAAGATGAAACATGGTCGGGCGTTGTATCTCCACTCCATAATTGATACATCGAACTGTGCGTTATGGGCAAGCACTGCGGTTCGTCCCCAGTCGACCCCATCAAGGTACTCACGTAGCTCTGCATCTCCAAACCATCTAATTGGTTCATCGCTTCCGTATACATGGATGCAAGCTCCGAACGCTCTAAATTTATCATGGCGTATGTACTCCTCGGTTGTCATCTTGCTTAGTGTGTAACCTTCCTTGGTGTCCCAGTAGGTTTCGAAGTCGATCGTGATGATCTGTTTATAGGGTGCGGTCATTTTTCTCCTTGAGTTTGGTTTGTATGCGCTGAAATGCCACAAGATAGTTACCTCGTTCTGCAATCTGGCAGGCTTCCAAAAAGTCCTCATCCGTCAACCCTACCCACCCACGCTCAGGCAACGGATACCCTGCTTGTTTGTAGGCTTCCTCACGCCACAGTTGTGTTCGTTTCCTGTGGTACTCACAGTTTGGGCAGTCAGTCAATTAAAATTCTCCTTGGGTGGTGCGTCGAGGACGTTTAGAAAGCCGAAAAAATCGTTTGCCGCCAACATGAGTTGCGACGCCTCCATCTCGTCACAGTTAAGGGTGACGACTCCTGCAAGCGCATCTTCAGCGCGTCCAATGATGACAATGCCCTGTGCCTTGCCTGTTCCGTAGCACATCACCAACTTGTGGATCAGTAGCCTGAAGTGCTCTTGCTCGTCGTCTGACATAGCCTCGACTCTGCGGTGTAGCTCCTCGTCTGTCATTGCGAAGTCAGGTTCCACGTAGTTCATTTTGTTTCTCCTTCAGTAATAGTTCTAGGTCTGGTATGTTGTGCTCACGGGCAATGAATACAGTACCGCCTGCGTTGAGGATCATGTTAAGTTCTCTGTCTTGCAGTGGCGTTGTGTTGTTCTTGCCGGCCTTGCACTCGATGGCGATGAAGTGCCCATCCATACAGCCAATGATGTCAGGTATCCCTGCACGGCCAAAGCCGTTAGCAGGGGGCATGAAGTGGTACACGCCCAGCCTGTCGAGCAACAGCCGTACCGCCTTCTTTACTTTCCATTCAGGTGTTTCTGCCATTGGATTGTTCCTCTTGCATTTCGTACAGAGTTGTAATGTAGGCGATCATCATCTCAAGCGGGTATTTGTTGTGGTACGCAAGCATGCACATGTAACTCATCAGCGCAGAGATGCCGATGCCCGCCTGCTGCTTGGCCATGGCTGTCTTTAGTATTTCTACTGCGGCTTCTACTTGCGCTCGCTTGTTATTGAGTTCGCGTGTCTCTTCTATGTCTTTAGTCATTGATTTCTTTCTTTCTGTTTAAAAATACAGCATCAGCAGGGTTGCGTATCCTTTCACGCGATCGCCTGCCAGTGTTATCTGGTTTTGGGCAATTCACAGGTACGTCAACTACAACCCAAACGGCGGCTAATGTATTGCGGTAGGTTGCTAACTCCCACCGATCGACGTACACACCAAACACACCCTCCAGTGATTTGTTGACAGAGCGAACGTCTATGCCAGTAAATTTGGCTATGTCGCTTGACTTCAAACCATCGGGGTGTCGTTTGAGTAGCTCACGAATGATGTTGTGATTACTCTTCAAGTTTTCATACTCCTTATATATGCGGCAAAGCTTGCCGCTGTATCACCAGAGTTTTTCATAGCATCGAACTCACGCGCCACTTCTTCTAGTGCATCGTTGCGAATCTTCTGCGTGACTTCGTTGGTGATCTGCCCCTTAATCATCTGACGCTTGCGCCAGCCCAAGGCTCTCTCCCACACGTTCAGTTGTGGTTCGGTCATGATTTCTCCTTGAGTGCGGCTTCAAGTTTGTCGAGGGCTTTGTCCCAACTGTCGTAATCCATACTGTTAGTAAATGATTTCATTAAATGTTGGGCTGCTTGCTCAATTTTCTTGAGGCGTTTGTTCTCTGACATAAGTTCTGCCAGTTGTAGGTCTAGCTCTCTTTCTGATTCAGTCATTGTTCTCTCGCTTTTAACATTTGATCTGCCATCATGTAGCTTGTTTTAGCCATGCGCTCTTGGTATGCGTCTGACCAACCTGTGCATGCCGCTAACATTCCTTGCATAGCCTGAGCCGCAAAGTAGTCACGCAGGGTCATGCCCTCGTTTAGAACAGTTTCATCTTCGTACTTTGCGTGTACTGGAAACGCTGATGGGTTGTCTATGTACATATTAACCTCCAAACATTTCTTTAAGGTGGCGGTACAAATCATGTGCCTGATACACAGTCATATCTTTTAAGATATCTTCGGGCGAACGCGTGCGCACAAGAGAGATCATGCGTTTAGGTGTATGCCCGCCCATAGCGTAAGCAGCAGAGTCAAGCGCATCTTGGGTTGGCATAGGCGTATTCTCCAGCTTCTCTCGTAGCAACGCGCCGATGCCTGTCACGGCTTTCTTCTCGTACTTGCGCTTGGGTGGTGCTATCGGGGCTTCCATCTTCCTGAGTGCTTTGAGTGACTTGATAGGGCGGTACTCAGGTATGTCTGCGTAGTATGCGTTATTGGTTTCGTGAACCATTTGGTTGCGACGCATCTGTGCGATCAGACTTGATGTCGATCCGCCTGCAAAGCCTTGGTGTCCAAGCGCCTCAATGATTTCTTTGCGTGTCGAGCCGGGGTTGTTCTTGATGTAGTCAAAAGTTACACGGGAGATGTTGTTGGTTACGCCAAAGGTTTTTTTCATGGGAATTCCCTGAGTTGGTTGCGAGAAAGAAGATGACACTGGTTGGACAGAAGGAGAATGGGGAAAGGTTTCCCCATCGTCGTCCCATTCCTGTAAGGTTGTGCTAAGTGCGGTCTTGAGGGCGGTTTGCATGTCAGGCATTTGAGATTCCTCCTGTTAGTAGCATGACGATAACGATGAAAGCAATGAGTCCGATGGACTGTATTGTGGTGAGCAGTAGGTCATCCATCCCCTGCTTGTCGCCAAGCAATATGCCCTGTATCCAGTCGGACTCAGGCGTACATTCAGGGGGTGGTGGTGTATAGGTAAGGCCGATCTTGACCTTACCCGTGTCGTAGGGTGGGTTGTTCATTATTTTCTCCTTGAGTGAATATTATTTGTCCAAGAGTAGACAGTTGTCAATAGGGTCTCCAGTATAAAAGATCCAGTATTAGTACAATCACGGATAACAAAAGTACTACTCTTTCTGTTTTCTCCCATGGTGTCATCATTCTCCGTACTCCTTGTCTACATAGGCGGGATTGCCTGTTTGGAATCGATACTCTTCGGCATCTTTCTCAGCGTCATGCTCGTTGTCAAACACACCAAGTACTGTGTGGTTGTGGTTTCTTACTACGTACTGCACCTTGTCAAGCAGTGTTATGTTGTATGCCTCACCCTCACCAATGTCGGCTTTGGTAATGTCAAAAGCTTCAAACGCTTTGTACTTGGCGTCTTCCGCATCGTCGGCTTCGACATTTATGGTTTGCCAGTAGGACATAACTACTTGTACTTCATATTTCATTTGTTTTCTCCTTGGGTTTAAAAATGCGGGGCCGAAGCCCCGCTACACATCAATCCAGCAGTGCTGGCAATGGTGGCTTGAACGATACAGGCTTGCGCACATCCCATTGCAGGTAGTAGCACATCACCTCGGCAACGATGCCGACTGAGCCATACGACTTGGTCACTGAACTGATAAGACCAGACGCATCGCCCTCCATCAACATATCGTAGACGCCCTGCTCAGCAAAACACAAGTCATCACGATGTGTGTAGCTCAAAGGCTCAGGCGTGTAGCAGTGCAGTAGCGTAGTGATTGTGTACGCAGGCATCTGGTCAAGCCATACCTCCATCGTCTCCACGTCAGCCTCGGTCAGCGCACAAGCAATGTCGTCAGATGTAGGTTGCACGAAGCCATCTTCGTCATCGGGAAAGTCATACGCTGTCTCGTCATAGTTGGCGCTGTGTGCGCTGACCAAGCGAGGCTTGATGCCGAAGCTTGCGTTGTAGTCGTACATCTCGTCGTACTCGTCGTCCATGTAGCTACCATATGAACTGGCGTACTTGTATGACTTGAGTGTCGCACTCTTGTAGCTAGGGATCAGGCGTGATGGTGACCACGCATAGGTATTGCTGAACCACATATCGTCATGCTCAATACCCTGATCGAAGTTGACGTGTTGCATACGACCCTCGCCATTCATGAACACAAAGCGGTTGTTGCCGATGAACTCCTCCAGCATAGCAACGAAGCCCGTGTCATACACAAGGTCAGGTGATGCAGACACAGCGCTGTGCAAGTAGTCATTGATGAAGTGCCATGTATCTGACTTGTCCTTGTCAGCAGCATTGCCTGTGTGCAGGATGCCGTTGTGCATCATGGCGATGAAGCCAGGAATCACATCATACGGATGGCAGTTGATCATGTCAGTCTTGCCGTGTGTAGTCCAGCGGAAGTGGATAGCAATCTCACGATCGTCTTGCGGTAGGCGCTGAATGAATGCAGTAGCATCGCCAAGATTCTTGG